CGGCAGGGGCGGTCTGTGCATTCAAGATTGGTTATTGGTATAATAAACACAATAGCGAAGAGATTATAGAAGCTACTATCAGAGCGTTAGTTGATAAGAACTTAGTTCGCTGGAAGAGAGATTCAGACGGCGAAATTGAACTTTTACCTATAGATCATAAAGATTAATTTAAATTTGTCGGCGCTTTTTAGTGTACATTCCTTTTGGAATGTGGTAGAATAGTATTATATGATGAAACAAGTGAGGATATCATGGCTAGACAAACTGCACGTATGAAGATTCGTCAAGAACTTGCAAAAGAATCGAAAGTAAAACCGATTAAACCACGTAAGAAGAGAGCTCCACTCTCAGCTGAACAAAAAGCAGTATTGATAGAACGTATGGCCAAAGCTCGTGAAGCTCGTGGTCCTGCAAAGAATTTGTCTATTGACGAATCAATTCGTGATTTGTCTGCAGATAATCCATTAAGCCCTTCAAAAATTAAAGACTATATCAAAAGTCAAAAAGAATTAATGCAGGGTTTAAAATCTTCGAAGGCTAAAGATAGCAAAGATGCCGGTCTTAGAGGCCAGTATTGGGACACAGATACATATCTGTTTAACCTTCAAAGATATCTTAATGACGGTGTTTATAGAGACCATCGCTATGGTGCTGAAAAGCAGAATAAAATTAAAATGCGCAGTGTAGCAATGGCTTATTATCCTGATGGCACACCTAAACGTACTGTAGGTGTATTTTATGGTGATATAGGTGAAGTATACACAAATGAAATGTATTTGGAGGATAGTCAAAATCGAAACTGAAAAGAAATTTCTAACTAAGAGTGAGTTCACTGAGTTAATAATAAATACCGTTAAATCGCATAAGTCTTCTTACATGGATGCCATCATACATCTATGTGAGGAGAACAATATTGAAATCGAAGATATAAGAAAATATATATCTCCGGTGATTAAAAACAAGATTGAGGCAGAAGCTACTAATTTAAATTTTTTGCCTCAACAAAACTGTTTACCTATAGTATAAAATATAGTATAATATTTCAGCAATAATACAGCAATATAAGGAAAAATATATGTCTTTTGCAAATCTAAAACGTAACCGTACCGACTTCTCAAAGCTATTGAATGCAGCTCAATCTGCAGGTGGTGGTGAGAAGAAATCATATGGCGATGACCGTATGTGGAAACCAGTAGTTGATAAGGCAGGTAATGGTTATGCCATTCTTCGTTTCTTACCGGCAACTGAAGGCCAAGAAATTCCGTGGGTTCAATATTGGGATCATGGATTTAAAGGACCAACTGGCCAATGGTATATTGAAAAGTCTTTGACGTCTATTGGTCAGCCTGACCCTGTAGGTGAATTGAATTCTCGTTTGTGGAATTCAGGTATCGAAGATGATAAAGAAACTGCACGTAAACAAAAACGTCGTTTACATTATGTAACAAACGTTTTGGTGGTATCAGACCCATCTGCACCTGAGAATGAAGGCAAAGTCTTCATGTATCAGTTCGGCAAAAAGATCTTTGATAAAGTTATGGATCTAATGCAACCTCAATTTCCTGATGAAAAGCCAATTAATCCCTTTGACTTTTGGAATGGTGCTGATTTTGTATTAAAAATTCGTAACGTCGAAGGTTATAGGAACTATGACAAGTCGGAGTTTCGTAGCCCATCGGCTCTCTATGATGGCGATGAAGCACGTTTGGAAGAGGTTTATAATAAACTATATCCAATCACCGAGTTCACAGATCCTACAAGCTATAAAACTTATGATGAGCTCAAAACTAAATTGCACCAAGTATTAGGTGAACAAGCTCCTCGTACAGTTAAGCAAGAAGTAGCAATTGATGATGAGATTCCTTATGATCGATTCGATAAGGCTTCTGCACCAGCAGAACCTACAGCTACACCAGTATCACAGACTGCAGAATCGGCAGTCGATGAAGATGATACAATGTCTTATTTTGCTAAGCTAGCAGCTGAAGACTAATTAGAAGGACCATGTAAATCAATAAAATGTGTTGAATTGATTTGTTCAACCATTGTAGTAGGCGCATTAATCGTTGTAATGGTTCGTGCGTCTGCATTATATTGTAGTCCCAAGCCAGGGCTATTACTTCCAGATCTAGTAATTTCGTTACGCAAATCTTCTAACGAAATGGCCATGTCTTCGCCCTGTAAAACTCTTATTGCCTTATCAAATCTTACAGCATTCTCTTTCTTTTCTAATTCCCTTTTACTAATACGTTTATCATCACCAGCTATATCGCTAAGAACTTTTAATGACCTAAATCCTTCAGGTGATAATACCGGTTTAGTAGGAGCTACCTGTTCTTCTTCCTCAGGAAACAGATAATTAAATAATCTGGTATTACCGAATCTATCTTTTAGATATGCTTTAATTTTTGAAAGATCAGGTAACCATCCGCCGAACCAATTTACAAAACCTGTTAAGAAGTCCGTAACTTCGTCATAAATTGCAGTCGCCTTTATACCTAAATTTTCTGCTATTTTACCTACATCTGGAATCCAACTAGTCACCCAATCCAAAGCACGATTAAAAAAATCCCCAACTTGAAATTTGATTAACGTCCATGTTCCGATTATAGACAATTTGATATCTATTGCAGTATCTTTTAAAAAATCTATGGCAGCATCAATGCCAGCTTTAAATTTTTGTTTTATGAAGCTAGTAAATCCTATAAAATTTTCGTAAAGCCAATCAGGTAATTGACCCTTTAAAGTTAGTTCTATCAAAAATAAAGCGCCGTCTATTGCTTTCGTAGAAAGATCTAAAGCTCCCAATAAACCGCCTTGCATTACATCTTTAAAACTTTGCCACCATTCAGTGATTTTTTCTATTCCGGATTGTATGCCTTCTGAATTAAAAAGATCAGATACTAAAGTTTTAATATTATCAAACCGTTCAGTGACACTTGCCCAAGTTGTTTTGATACTATCCATCGTAGATTTAAAATTTTCATTATCTCCGATATCTTTAAATATGCCATATAGCAAAGCTATGGCTGCACCTACCGGTCCACCTCTTACAACTAATTTTAATAGCGGTCTTAAGAAACCCAATAGCTTAGTAAAGGGTGACATAAGCATACTAATAAGAGCACCGAGTGGAGAAAGTAACTTACCAAACGTTCCGAATATTTTACCAAGAAATCCTCCTCCGCTAGCCTTTTCAGCTGAAGTTCCTTCAGGAGCTTTTACTGGAGATAATGGACTTCTACCAAAAAGACGACCTAGCAAACCCTTTCTACGAGTTTCACTTTCATCACCAGCTGCTTCTTTTTCTCTATCAAAAAAATTACTAAACGATTTGTTGATCGCAATAAGATTTTCAGAAGTAGTTTTTTGTTCTTCACCGAGATAAGATAAGCTATTGCTTATATCAGCAAGAGTAGTTCTTGTGTTTTCAGCCATTCATATTCTGCCTTTGTGCTTCTTCTTTTTGGTCTCTTAATTGATCCATTAGCATTTGTAAGTATATTTCTCTTTCCCACGGCATCATATTATTTACATCACTTAAAGAATATTGGTGATTCTGCATCAGCTGAAAGTTAACTTGATAGTGATTAACTAAGCTATCATGAGAAAGAGATACTAAAAAAAATCATTAAGCCCTTGTAGTTTTAATTCGTTATTGTGTTGACAATTACTGCATGTAAAATTAACATCATGCTTTAGAGCAGGCATGCCATCGATAAATTCTTTTATTTGGCCGAATTGATTATTATTCAAAGATTCAACAAATCTCATCTGTTCGGCTTCAACTTCTTCTGCAAATAATATTCTTTCATCGTTTGTTTCTACTGCCTTAATACATTTAGTTAGAAGTTTAAATGTCTGTTCAGTAGTAGAAGTACTATCTACAATTTCTTTGTCAAGTATATCACTAAATACCGGCCAAGCTAACTCAATAGCAATTTCATCTGTAATATTAATACGTTTTTCAACGTTTGGTATGTCAATATTAATGTCACTTAATTTGATACTAATATCGTTTGGCGTATCACAAGATTCACATTTCAATTTTAAATCTACGCTTTCACCAACTGATTTTGATCTAATTTGCAAAAACATATATTCGATATCAAAAGTAGTAAGAGATCTTCTATTGATAGGTTCTTCTACGCATGATATAATTGTATCGGCAATGGTATTTAAAATATGTGCTTGATCTTCACTTTCCATTGCAAGCATTAAAACTTTTTCTTCTTTCACCAAATACGGTCTGTATCTTACATTTTGTTGTGACGAAGGGATAACTAATTCATACTTTGGTGAGTCATTCAATTTGGGTAGTGCCATTTCAATTCATCCTTAAATTCTTTTCCAATTTTTATAAGAAAGTTGTACATTTAATTCTATAATACCATCAAGTTCATTATTAAACGTGATAGCGCTCATAGTAGTAGGGTATGCATATTGTAATTCTAAACTATATACCTTTCGGTTTTGAGGTGCTGGTAAAAAACCAAGATCAGGAATATTAATTTGCTTTCGAATAAATTCTGGCAATATATTTCTAGGATTTCCTGATTTTTCTAACTGATGTATTTTTACAGATTTTGCATAACCATTAGTACCATGCGAATAACCTATCTCATTTGTTTCTTGATTAAAAGCAGTGTTTTGCCAAGCTTCAAAATATGTTCTAACACCATAATCATTCAGACATAGAAAAGTGCAAGAGATATCTGTCACTGCATATCCAAAAGCTACTCTTTCTAAATGAGAACCAATTAATCTTTCATTACTTAAAATCTGCCTGCCAGGTAGAATTATGTCTCTGCATAGGACATTAAGTTCTCTACCATCCAGACTAGCTCCATCAATACGAGGCAGTTCTACAGAGAAGAGATTTGCACGAGCTAATCCTCTCTTTTGATTCACTTTAGCTTTTAAATCTTCAATAGCTGCCATTAGATTACCTTCCTAGAATCTTTATATACTTGAGCTTTCGATCCTTTTTGGAAATCAGCTGTTGGTAAAAATGTAGCGATTTCCCATTCAGGTGCAGGTACGAGTGCGAGACGGCTTCTTATATTAGAAGTCAAATAATGTTTTACGCATGGCTTATAATATTTAAATTTAGCAGCGGCTTTCATCATTCTATAACTAACCATAAATCTCGTATCGTCGGTGTACATTTTATTGTTAGCAGTATCTATCAACGCATCTAAAAATTTAGCTCTTAAAACTGGTGGAATGTAGTGTAGGTTCATTCCTAAAAAGCCACCTTCGGCTTTGTCTAATACGATTACCAGAGGAAAGCTGTCATAGTATGGTAAAGTTTCTTTATGCTTAGGATCATAGAAGAACATATACATTGAACCAATCACTTGACGATTCTTTAATTGAATAGGCTCTTCTTTCATCAGAGCATTTCTATTGACTCGACCAAGTTGTCCAGCTTTACGACGAAACCAGTTCCTAGATTCTGTGGTTCTAGGAGTGATACCTTTACGAAATGCTTCCATTTCGAGTTTTTGAAATAAGTTTGACATAAATCTATTTATTCTTTTTTCTCAGAGGTTTTAACGGTTTTATTGTTTTCTTAGGATTAGGTAATATGCCCATTTTTTTAAGTGTGTTCTCGGTCCATATCTGGAACTCGTAGTTGTTATCCTTCGCATATTTTTGAGCAGCTGCCCATTTATTCATATTCTTAACGTATGTCAAACCCTCGTTGATATATCGTTTTGTTTTTCTACCATTAAATTTTGGAGGAGATGTTTCTTTATCTGGCTTAATTTCAACAAGAATAGTTTTACCATTCTTAAACGTAATCTTAAGATCCATGAAGTATCTATGGTATTTTTTATCTACATCATAAAAGTACGGAATAACAGTTTCTTCACTTGACCAATGCTTTACATTAGGATTTTCATCACACCAACGAAACGAATGTTTCTCCCATAACGATCTAAATATTACACTATCGGCATCACCTCTGTATTTAGATCTATTTTTAACCCTATAATGTCCAGAATATGCCATCGTTTTCCATATAAATAGTTTTAACTTTTTGGTATTTATTAAGGATATAAAAATGTCAGGACCGTCTACTCGGCCAAAGGTCAGACCAACAGATAGGATCAGTCTAAAATTTCCAATAGAAGATGAAAATCTTTATAAAGGCCGGATCATATTTAAAGCCTATAAAGAAGATTATAAGACTCTTGTAAAAACTGGATTTGATTTAGTTGATGGCTCTTCTATAGCAGATCCTAACAGAATACCGGAAACGAATAGAGTTATTTCTGCTCCCGCGGCAGAAGCTAATAAAAAAAGAATAGACGAACTTTACAGATCCTCGGCTGATAATGATACACGCAAAGCTCTTCCCAGAGAAATAGGAAATAATAGTACGTGTACTTTATTTTTACCTGGTGCTTTACAGTTTCAAGATAGAATAGAATATACTAACGTCGATCTTAATATTATTGGTGCTGCCGCGGCCCGAGCAATTACGGCTGGTGGATCAGGAAAAGAAATATTAAAAAATTCACTTAGAGAAGCATTACCTAATTTTGAATCTTTACAATCAGCTTTTAGAACAGGATTAAAATCAGAAGCTGCTCAGGTTGCTGCATTAAGAGTTTCAAATAAGCTTAGTCCGGAATTGACAGGTGCACTTGAAACTTCTACCGGTATTACTTTAAATCCTAACAGAAGACAAACTCTAAAGGGTGTAGGTATTCGGCAGTTTGTATTTACCTTTAAACTTATTCCTACAACTCAACTAGAAGCGAATGAGATAACGCGGATTATTAAATTCTTTAGATCTGAAATGTATCCAGATACTTCGGCCGAAGGACTAGAAGCAGCATTAAAATTTCCAAGTAAATTTAAAATTAGAATGATGTATGGTAAAAAACAAGTTACTACTGGAATATTGCCTTGTTTTCTAGAAAATGTAAACGTAGTTTATAATCCTACAAATACAGGTTTTCACAGTGACGGTGCAGGCGGTGCTGATTTTCAAGAAACAGATATATCATTATCTTTCATTGAAGAAAGAGCATTGACTAAACGCGACATCGTATTCGAGGAGTATTGATCATGAGTTATTTTAGAAACTTTCCACTTGTAGATTACAATTTTGGTAATGAAATATCACCGGCTTTATTTCAAAATTTGACTACATATGTAGATCTAGTTGATAGAGTCTCAGAAGATATTAGTGTTTATGAAACATACACTATTATGGACGGTGAAAGACCAGATTCTTTATCATACAAATTGTATGGTTCGACAGATTACTATTGGACATTTTACTTCTTAAACGAAAGCCTAAGAAGACAAGGCTGGCCTATTGGCCAACAAGAAGTATATACGCTAGGTGCAAAATATTATCCGAATACTGTTGTTTCGACAAAGGATGCTCTTACTGAAATTGATAATGATAGTTTTAATAAATTTTATTTGAATGATATTGTCGCAACAAGAGATGCAGGATCTCCTGGTTCTAATCCTTCTTTTGCTAATCCAGGATTTAAAGGGAGATTGCTAGAAAAAAATTTAGATTTGGGGCAACTGACGATTGAGCCTATCATTGAAATTAGAAGTATTTCAATTACAAATGGTGGATCAGGTTATACTACTACGCCTACGATAACTATTTCTGGAGGAGATGGTACCGGTGCTACAGTTCAAGCTGTTACCTTATCATCAGGTGTTATTACAAGTATTTTATTGAGTAATAAAGGAAGTGGTTATACAGCGGCTCCGACAATAACTATATCCGATCCTGACACGGCAGGCGGTACAACGGCTACTGCTACTGCAACTCTATCAAGCAATACTTTACCAGAAGGCACTACTCTTTATAGTTTTATTGGTGTAGAAGATACTGATTTGTGGGGAACAAGTAATAAGTTAAAATCAATAAACGCAGATTCTGTTGTGACACAATTAAATGCTGTTCATCATTATGAGGATGCGGATGGTAATTGGGTGGATTTGCCGGTTTATGGTTCAGGTTTCGGAGTTAATATAACTGCTGTTGGAACTTCAGGCAAAACACCTGTTACCTATCTTGAAAGACTGAGATCAGAAAATGATGCTTTAGCCCAAATAAAAGTGTTTAAACGTTCTATGGTAGATAGAATTAATACAGAATTTCAAAAACAATTGAGAGTATAATGCCGCAAGCAGTACATTCAGCCGAAAAAGTTGATATCATTAGTATTGAACTAAATTCAGATAGATTCAATAAACCTCTTCGTTTGTTTGGAACAGAAAAGGGCGCTGCTTCAATCGTAGCTGAAATTAATGTATATGAATCTATTACTACACCATATTTAACTGGTGATATGGTTTTAGTTGATGATCACGATATTTATAGATTGGCTGATATACAAGGTACTGAGCGAGTAAAAATAGAATTTGCTTTAGCTACTAAAGAAAGCCAGGTTATAGAATTAAATTTTGTTATATTAGATATTCAAGAATCTGTAAAAAGTAATGAAACCACTAGTGCCACGGTTGTAACTCTTATTGAAGATATAGGTTATTATAATGAAATACAAAAGATAAGTAAATCTTATCAAGGTACAGGTGAAGTAATTATCCAAAATATATTAAAAG